GAAAGATTTTTTCATTGTAAAAATATCTGGAGTAGGGAAGATAGTAGCGGATGAAACGCTTAGACCGCATTACTGCTGGTCTTTCCCTCTCCAAATGTTTTTAATAAGTTTCTGAATTTTCATCAAAAAGAAATAACTATCGGCTGCAAATATAAATTAAATTTTCATACAAATTACAAAGTGATGAAAATATTTTTTATTTTTGCAATGTTTTCATAGGTTTTTCAGGTTTAGGTTATAGGGGGCGGGAGTGGTTTCCTGCCCCCTGATTAAAAAAATGGCAAAGCAAGTAGTTAAAACTAAAATAGTTTTCGGGTATAGAAAGAAAGGTCGGGCGAAGAAACACCCGAATAAAAACGAAAGCGTTAAAAAATACAGAGGGCAGGGGAAATGACAGAAAAATCGCTAAAAGTTAAATTAATTTCAATAAATAAAATCTTTCTTAATAAAGATAACCCCAGAATTATAAAGGACGAAAAATTCGCCAAACTGGTAAAATCAATCAAAGAATTTCCGAAAATGCTGGAAATAAGACCTATTGTAGTAAATGACGATATGATTGTTTTGGGCGGAAATATGCGTTTAAAGGCTTGTAAAGAAGCTGGATTAAAAGAAGTTCCAGTAATAAAAGCAAGCGAATTAACAGAAGAAGAACAAAGAAGATTTATTATTGCAGATAATGTAGGATATGGAGAGTGGGATTGGGAAATGCTGGCAAACAATTGGGAAGCTGAACAATTAAAAGAATGGGGATTAGACGTTTGGCAACCTTCAGGGGATATTAATTTAGATGAATTCTTTGAAGATAACGGAGATAGTGAAAAAGAACAGAAATTTAAAATAGTATTAGAATATACTGAAGAAGAATATAACGAAGTAATAAAAGGATTTTCTAAACATTCAGGAAGCAAAGAAAATATAGTATATAAATTACTTGTATGAAAATATATTTAGCTGGTGGTATTACAGGAAATCTAAATAAATTATGGAAAGAAATGTCAAAAATATATTTAGCTGGAACTTTATCACGACCTTTTGTAATTGAAGAAGCAATGAAATTATATTTAGCTGACTTAACTCCATTTGGTAGAAATACTTATTCAAATATTATAGAAAATAATAAACCATATATATTAGAAAGTTATTATTATATAAAGGATCAGAACGACTGGATTATTAAAATGCGTCCTTTTTTCAAAGATTTTTTATTAGATAGTGGTGCTTTTAGTTTTTTTGGCGGGAAAAGTAAAAATATTAATTGGATTGAATATACTAAAAATTATGCTGAATTTATTAAAAAACATGATATTAATAATTTTATAGAATTAGATATTGAAAAAATAACTAACTTAAATTTAGTTGAAGATTTAAGAAAATTATTACAAGATAAAACAGGAAAAAACCCAATACCAGTATGGAGGCCATATAGAAAAATAGATTATTGGTATAATATGGTTGAAAATTTTAATTATATTGCAATATCAGCAAGCGGACAATATGACTCTGCCTGGACAAGAGAAAAAAATGCACCTATTGTATTAAATACTTTATTAAATATTGCAAAGAAAAAAAATGTTAAAGTTCACGGATTAGGATATACAGATTTAAAAAATTTGCCAAAAATACCATTTTATTCAGTAGATAGCACAGCTTGGTTATATGGAAATAGGGGAGGTTTTTTATACCATTTTAATGGAAAAAGTATAGATAAAATTAAACCAAAAGGAATGAGGCTAAAAGGGCGTGAAGCTGCCATACATAATTTTTCAGAATGGCTTAAATATTCAAAATATGCTGAAAATAACTTATAAAGAAGATAAAGGAATAAAATTTGGCAAATGGTCTGATAAAATATCAAAATTGATATATTTTGATAGCGTAAATGAGATATTATCTAAAATTAATACAAATGGTTTAGTTGCAGATTATGGTGGTGCAAATGGAATATTAAAACAATTTATTCCTAATATAATTTCTATTGATATTGATGCAAGTAAAGTTCCAGATATTATTGATAATATTATTACACATAAAGGAAATTATAATTTAATAATTATTCGTTTTGTATTACATTATTTAAATGATTATGAAGTGTTACAATTATTTGAAAATATAAAATCATATCATAAAGGAAAAATTTTAATAATTCAATTTTGCAATAATGATTTAAAATCTAAATATAAAAATTCATTAAATGAATTTAAGTATTTTAGAACAGAAAATCAATTGGAAAATCTTTTACCTAAATTCAAAAAAATTTATAATATTGAATACAATATTGATAAAAAATTTTATCTAAACAGGTTAGGTAATGGAAATTATATAAAACATAAAGAACAATTAAATGCCTATCTAATATGATTAGGATATTAATAATAATTTACTTATTAGCAATTATATTATCTAATTATATTGCTTATTGCTTAGGACAAAATGGATTAATAATAACTGCATTTATTTTAATTCCTTTTGATTATATAATAAGAACTATATTTCAAGAAAAATGGAAAGGTAAAAATTTAATTATTAGAATAATAATATTAATATTTTTAGGTGGATTAATAACATTTATAATAAATTATAATACAATAAATATTGCTATTGGTTCATTAAGCGCATTTATAATAGCAAATATATTAGCAAGTATATTTTATCAATTAAATATAAAAAAAAAATATATATATAAAGTAAATATTAGTGATTTTATAGCAATAATAGCTGATAGCTTTATATTTCAATATTTAGCATTTAATAATATATCTTTAAAAATAATGATATCTCAAATATCTATTAAAATTATTGGAGGTTTATTTTGGTACTGGCTTTTATTTAAAAAATATAAATTACAAGACAAATGGTTATAACTAAAAAATATCATTTTTACGCAGCTCACAGAAATAAAGCTGGAGGTATAAAATGTGGAAGAATTCACGGACACACCTACGATGTAATTTGTCATTTTAAATTTAATGATATAAATGAAGGTGGAATTACTTGTCTATTTTCAGATATAGATAAACTAACTGAACCAATAATAAAAGAGCATTGTCATTGGTTCTTATTGTATGAGAATGATCCTTTATGCGAAGTATTAGATTTAGCAAACGAACCATATAAGAAAATGCCTTTTGAAACTTCTGCTGAAAATATGGCTTTATGGTTATATGGAAGAATTAGAAATGAAACTAATTTACCTTTATATAAGATAGAATTAAGAGAAACTAAATCAAGTAACGTAGTATATGAAAAGTAGTTTAAAAATATCAGAAATATTTTATTCTTTGCAAGGAGAAGGTGCAAGAGTAGGAACTCCAACAATATTTATCAGATTAAGCGGTTGTAAAGCTAAAAATGCTTGTTATGCAGCCGGAATTAAATGTGATACAGAATTTGAAAGCGGGAAAGATTATTTATTAATTGAAATATTAGGATGGATAAATAATAACGCGCCACAATGTAAAGAGATTACTTGGACTGGTGGAGAGCCAACAGATCAATTAGATGAAGAAATAGTTAAATATTTTAAAGACCACGATTATTTTCAGGCAATAGAAACAAGTGGATTAAACCCAGTTCCAGTTGGAATAGATTTTATTTGTGTTTCTCCAAAAGTAGCAGAACACGTAATTAAAAAGAATTTTCCAGATGAAGTAGACGAATTAAGATATGTAAGACATTCAGGTCAGCAAATACCTGAACCAGCTATAAAAGCAAAACATTACTGGTTAAGTCCACATTCAGACGGCTTTAATATCAATAGCGAAAATTTAAAGCATTGTATTAATTTGTGCAAAGAGAACGTAAAATGGAAATTATCACTTCAAAATCATAAAATATGGAATATTCTGTAAATAGTGCTGAATGGCATTTTCAACAAATATTAAATATTTTAGGAGAAGATATTAATCGTGAAGGATTAAGAGAAACGCCAAAAAGATATATTAAATTCCTTAAAGAATTTTTAGAACCCAAAGAATTTAATTTTACTTCATTTGAAGCTGAAGGAATAGACGAAATGATTATTCAAACTAATATTCCATTTTACTCACTTTGCGAACACCATACTGCACCATTTTTTGGGGTTGCCAACATTGCGTATGTTCCAAGTGGTAAAATTGTTGGGTTGAGTAAATTAGCAAGAACGGTAGATTTATATGCAAATAAATTTCAGAACCAAGAAAGAATAACAACCCAAATAGCTGAAAGATTACAGAAGGAACTAAATCCTAAAGGGGTTGCGGTAATGTTAAAAGCGCAGCATTTGTGTATGTGTATGAGGGGGGTTAAAAAACACGACACATGGACACAGACAAGTAAAATGGTGGGCGTGTTTAAAAATGATGACAAAGCGAGAAATGAGTTTTTGAATTTAATAAAATAAAGTATTTTTATTGTCTAAATAAAACAACATGACTATTAAACAATACAACGGACAGGAGGCAACATTTTACATTCAATGTAAAGGATTACATTCTGGCAGACCACTAAAAAAACCAATACCAAACTGTTTCGCGGTATTTACGGATATTCCAAACGCTTTTGAATTGGCTTACGCAGTATTTACAGCAAGAAAATATGAAATATACATCAAAGGTTCGGTTATACCTTTTATTAGGTTATCTGACGCTAAAGAAGTTTTATCTAAATTTGCAAACAAAAGCACTTATCGTATTGAAAGCAATCTTAAACAAATTGAACTCATTGATAAGCAAATTATAAATCTGAAAAAGCAAATAGAAAATTTAGAACATTTGAAAAAATATAACGCTAAAGTTATTTGTAATATATAAACTCGTTAAAATCTCGTTATGAGAGATGGAAGAAATGGTGGCAAATTAAAGTCTGGTAATACTAAAAATGTTGGCAGAAAAAAATCATTACCTGAACTTGACGTGCTATTGGCAGACGTATTGGGCGAAGAAAAGGACGGCATAGAGGCGGCAAAAGCAATTCTAATGTCATTAAGGGCAAAGGCGGTAAAAGGAGATGTCAGGGCGGCAGAGGTAATATTAGACAGGGCTTATGGGAAAGCGAAGCAAACTACTGATATGAATATTTCAGGAGTAACAATAAGAAGTTTTACAATAGTTTCTCCTGATGAACAAAGCGATAGCGGTAAATAAAATTTACCAAAAAGCTATAAAAAATACATCACAAATCCTTATACTTTACGGAAGCGCAGCCAGTGGAAAAAGTTATTTCGCAGCACAGAAAACAGTTTTACGATTACTCAGTGAGCAAGGACACCGTATATTAGTAATCAGAAAGGTCGGGAATACAATAAAAGACAGCGTGTTTGCACTGTTAAAAGAAGTCATCAGCGACTGGGGTGTATATTCAGAATTTGAGATAAATAAAACCGATAAAACGTTTCTTCACCTACCAACAGGAAATGAAATAATCTGCAAAGGATTAGACGAACCTGAAAAGATTAAGTCTATTCAAGGAATAACAAGTATGTGGATAGAAGAAGCCACAGAATTAGATTTTAACGACTTTACACAGCTTTTACTCAGGATAAGGGGTGATAAGCCAAACTACGTTCAATATTTACTTACGTTTAATCCTATCAGTGAAAATCACTGGTTAAAAACCAATTTAGTAGAAAGTCCGCATTACACCAAGACCTTAATTAAATCTACTTACTTAGACAATGCCTACTTGACGGACCAGGACAAAGCAACATTAGAACGGCTCAAAGAAACAAACCCACTTTATTATCAAATCTATTGTTTAGGAGAGTGGGGCGTGGAAGATAAGTCAGGCAAGTTTGCCTATGCTTTTGATGCGAATAAACACGTTTCAAAAGTTCCGTTAATATATAATGAGAATGAACCTTTATATCTTAGTTTTGACTTTAACGTAAACCCTATTTCGTGTCTTGCAGCACAACATTATAACAATACTTTATACTGCCTTAATTCTTTGAAGTTAGAGAATAGTAATATCTATGAGTTATGTGATAG